ATGGTAAGATCTTAATAGATATTAGGGTATAATAAGGGAAGAGGTATATTTAGTATTACTAGTACATAGGTGGGAAGAAGATGAAGTAATTCCTAATAGGAAGAAAGAGTATATTCAAAAATTCCTACAAGAAGCTAATATGATACAGCAAAGATACATAGTTAATGAAACACTAGTTAGTGTAGAGAACTTTGGACAACCTTTAATTTATAAAATGGAGTATTAATGGCAGAATTTATATGTAGAAATGAAGAATGTACTAACCATAATCAATTGATTTATAATGGTTATGTTACTTACAGGATGCATGGGGATGATTTCCTTGCTGATGAAAGATTCTGTTTAGTATGTGATAAAGAAATGGAAGAGATTAAAAAGAATACAGGAACTGAAGGATTTTTCCTTAAAGAATCATTTGGGTCAATTAACAAGAACTGGAGTAACCCAGGACATAAAAAACCAATATATTAAAATTAAGATTATGCGAGGACAAGTATTATTTAACGGAGTGATTATCAGGATTTCTATGGAGAAACCTGTGGAGCAAAAGACTAAGTCAGGTATTATCCTACCTACAGGATTGGAAGAAGATGTAATTAAGAAGATGCAGTTGTTTAAGGAACATCCTTATCGTGGAGAGGTTATTCAAATAGGCAGTAATGTAACTACCTGTAAGATAGGAGATATAGTTCTACTTGCTAATGAGGCTCTTACACCTCTTATTGAGGATAGTGTATACTACCATTATATTAGGGAACATGAGATTATCTATGTTATCACAAAAGAAGAATGGGATAAAAAGAAATTTGAGGTATGTATGGAAAATTTTCCCACAGCACTTAATTCTGTTATTAACTAATGTTACTAACTAACTTTGACCTAGCAGCAAACTTTTGGACTCTCTATCCACAGATGAAAGTTCCAAGAGTTTTTGCTACCCTCTATACAGGTGATAAATCAAAAGGTAAAGAAGATAGTTCCAAGATAATGTGGGCTATTGCTATGCTGATAGATGTATCAGAAGATAATAAATATAGGAATCTTAATGAAGAGGATAAAAAACACCTTATAAAAGCAGATTACTTATTTAACGATGCTTTTGATTTTACTGTATATCAGGATTGTATAGACCAATATATCAAGTTACATATGAGTAAACTTGAACAGGAACTTAGAAATCAAGAGATTAAATTAGAAGAGAGGGCTACATTTATTAATGATACAGAGTATGATTTAGATACAGGAGAGAAACTAGATAAGTTCCTATTGAACACTGCTAAGTTATATGAACAGATTTCTGTACTTAAAGATAAGATTAGACAGGAGAAGGATTCAGGAACTACGCGGGGAGGTATGATTAAATCAGCATCAGAAGCTCAATTACTATAATATGGAAGTACCAATAATTAATAATAGGAAGAACTTTTTATTTCAGAATCACCCTGTATTACATCCACAGTCTTTAAAGTACTTGGAATACTGGAGATTTATTAAAAGGTCTGTTATTGAAGGTTATTGGGGACAAGATACAGTAACAGAAGGAGATAAGGGTTCGTGGAGGTTTATGCCTCCACAACTTTTTTTCTATAAGTATTTAGAAGCTAGGGGGTTTAGTGGATTTAAAGATGATAATGAATTTACCTCTTGCAGAGATGTAGAGTTATTTGAGAAGGGGAAAATAGCAGAAATAGATATTCCTGCATCTGCTTATAATAAAAAGAAGAAACTTAAAAAGTATATACCTGCAAGACAATACTTAATACAACTACATAATAAATCTTTGGGTATCCCCATTTATGATAATGATGCCAGAAACATGGTGTTGTTAGGTAGTCGTGGAGCAGGTAAAAGTTATTGGGTTGCACAGGGGTGTGTATTACATGAATTTATAATAGATGGGGCTAAAGAGTATAATGAGGAGAGCATTAAAAATCCTGCAAAAGTAGAAATATTTGTAGGAGCTGCTATTGCTGCTAAATCTTCTGAAATGCTTGAGAAGACCATTATGGGAATACAGAATCTTCCTGGAGCATGGAAACCTGGTACTACTGAAGAAATACCATCGCCATTATATAAAAGAACAACAGGGTCATTAACTCAACCCAGTAAGATACCTTGGATTAGTAGATATGAGGAAAAGATTGGGGGAGAGTGGAAATGGCAAGGTTCATTAAGCAGTGTAAGACATGGTATTTGGACTATAGAGAACCCTGAAGCAGCAGCAGGGGGTAGGTACAATTTAGTTGTATGCGAAGAATTTGGATTACTTCCAAACTCTATTACAGTTCATATGTCTAATATACCTACTATGTTTATTGAACATAAATTTGGTACAGCATTATACTTAGGTACAGGGGGTAATATTGAAAAGATACATCAAAGCCAGGCAATATTCTCAGACCCTGAAGGATTTGATGCGCTAGAGTTTGATGATATATGGGAGAATACAGGTAAGATAGGGTACTTCATTCCTGCTACTTATAGTAATAGGAAGTTCAAAGATAGTAATGGCAATACTAAAGTTAATGAAGCTACTGAATATTACACTAATGTAAGAGATAAGAAAAGAAAATCTAAGACAGGTAGTGCTTTAGATATGGAGATGATGAATTATCCATTAGTTCCATCAGAGATGTTTCTTAGTAAATCCCATAATAAATTCCCTATTGCTGATTTGAAGCACTCTCTATCTGAATTACTTACAAGTAAATTACTTGATGCTTCATGGAAGGGAGAGTTTGCAATAAG